AAAACGTTATGCACCAGCCAGAGTTTTTCTATGAATTAATGAGGCAAGGATTGATAGACCACCCACATTGTTTTCATGTAAATTTGGTTCATTTTCCTTTTTGGTTAAATTGTGGTATTTTACATCCAAGCAAAAAACAACTAATAGACAAACAGTGGACAGACTGGGAAACAGATCTACTAGCGACATATAAACCTGCCTGGAGAACAGAGACTTTAGTCAGACATATTAGAGGATTTATAGAGTTTATATGGTCACAAGAATTTAATCCTAAGATGATCAAGAAGTTTATCGAAGAAATGGAACGTATTGATTCTGTAAGAGACGAAACTTGGCAAGAGGATATCCCTGAAATGGCAGACTTAGATCCTGACTGGACAATAAAGCGGATTAGAAAACAAGATCCGTTTATATATGAATGATGCAATACAAACAGCTACATACTGATTATCCTGTATGGGATATAAAAGGTTTCAGATTACCTGAGATTGATTGGATAGAAGGAGATGCCTTTGATCAACTCATAAGGACTAATGAATATGGTGAATTCAACTCCCCAGCTGGATTAAGAAGGCATTTAATCTATCAAAGCAAATATGATTATGAATGGTTTATAGATGCGTGGAATACCCACACATCTCAATTAGAACAGATGCTTTTAAATACAGATTTATTAATAGTAGATCAAATGTGGAAAGGACATATAAAGAGATTGCACTGGCCACAACACGACAAAAATACAGACTATCTAGTAGACAAACCTAATTTTAAAATGGGTAATCATTTAGATAATAGATATGTTTTAGGAATTTTAATTATAAACTTACAAGATAATCCAGAAGGATCTGGAACATACATTAAAGAGCTCGATCATACCACCTCTAGTGAGAAAGGAGCAGGAGTGCTTATATTAAATAATTATAATACATACCACAGCATAATACAACCAGGTCCTGGTGACAGGAAAATAGGATATCAAACCTTAACAATAGATCACTTATATGATTAGATATTATACAATAGGTTTTGACAAGGGCGAACAAGCTATAGGGCAAACAGAAAAAAAGATAGTGGATTTGTTATTAGAAAAACTTCCGGCACATATTTGTTTGATTAACTCAACTTGGTTGGGTGATGATTTAAAAGAACTAAAAGAGTTTATAGAGCAAACCACATGTACTGAAGTCGCAGTTTACTCAGGACCGGATTGGGAAAATACTTCTGAACCTGGAAAAAGAATAGAAACACATAGATTATTAGAAGATAAATTTGAAAAAGTACACCACATAGGCAACACAAATAAAGGATATTATTTTAGTTTTTGGTTAGAGTTCATAAAAGATAATTGGAAATATTTTAATAAAGAAAAATACAAATCAGAACCTAAGCTAGTGCGCTCAGCAACAGTAGGTAAAAATGGCAAACATTTTTTATGCTACAACAGAAAACCACATGATCATAGAGTTGGTTTTATGAATAAACTTATGTTCGGTTCTGAACACGGACAAGGTTTATCAAATTTTGGAATTGTTTCTGCTACAATAGAAAACCCACGTTATACTTTTCGTAATCCTATAATATTAGATGAAAGTCATGATCCAAAGACATTAAAGATAATTAATGAGTGGGAAGGACAAAATGAAAATGATATTATTTCATTAGGAGACGCAGGACATTGGGAAAGACATTTCCTTACAGTAGTTACAGAAACAACAATTCATACAGATGTATTGCTTAGTGAAAAAACTTTTAAACCTATTATAGGCTTAAGGCCGTTTATAATTTTAGGAGATCAAAACCTTTATAAGAAATTAAAAGAAATGGGCTTTGATGTTTTTGAAGATATGTTTCCAGATATTTTAGTGAGTTTATCACACCCTGATTATGAAAAACGTATTAATTATATAATTGAACAATTAACCAATTTATCAGCCTTTTCTTTAGAAGATCTAGACGAGAAATATAAAGAACTACAACCCCGACTAGAGGCTAACAGAGCACGTTTAGATGAAGTAATAGACGAAAACTCTAACAGAATAGAAAATATAGATGAGGTGTTTAAATCTACAGAACAAAACTCTATACAAGTACCGTGGGATTATTATTTCGATATGGAAACGTTTGCAAAAGACTATCCACCACAACAGAGAAGGGATCATTGGAAAGTAGGACAATGGAATATAGGTATGCCTGCCAATGATCAAATTATAGCAAAGCATACAATCCCTGTTGATCCTGAATTTATTGTTGATAGATCTTTTCATAACCCAAATGATATTTTTTATTTGTGGTTTGACAAACTAACCAACCCGTTGCAAGGAAATATGTATCAAGCAGGTAACAACCATACGGTGGGAGAGGCAGCGAACATGCAGTGGTGGTATGAGTTTGCAGAATTAAATTATAAGATAATGGATATAGAAAAATTTAATGAAAATGTACATGGCAAAAATCACCCTTTACACAATTATTATTTTATTGAAATAGCTTCTTTAGATAGTATGGCATCTCTTGTAGGCGAACTTCCAGACAAAATACAAAAGTTATTAAGAAAAAGAATGATCCAATTAGTTTTTGTGTTTCCTCACGAAGGATTTCATACAGACGCTCATTGGTGGATGGAGAAATTAAATGCAGCAATTGTTCAAAATAATCTAAGTGGAATTTATTCTTATTTTATCTTTGGCGATATAAACTTTAAGAGAAACTATGATCAGTGGGTTACTAGCAATCCTATGGGAGAGCAAGGTAAATTTACTAAAGCAATTGGTTATGATTATTTTCAATTTTTATATCGTCAACAATATGTATTAAGAACAGATCCATTAGAAGTAGGATTATTTACAATGGAGAATGCAGTTAAATTTATTGCTCCTGGCAACACTTATGAACGAGAAACACTACATACGGTTCCAACAGCAGAAGACAAAACACACGATTTATTAAATTTTAATGGTTTACCAAGACCACATAGACTAGCGATTGTATCAGAATTACATCGATTAGGTTTTGATGAAACTTCTTATATAAGCTTCTTGTTACGATACTATGGAGATGTAGAAGGAGAAAGAGAATATAGAAGAGAATGGCAAACCAATCTTGTAGATGTTGCAGATCAGCTATTTAAATATAAATCACAAAAAGATCATTTGCTGGAATTTTTTGCCGAGCCGAAACATATTGAATTAGACGTTACAACAAATGAACTCAAACAAGATGATAGATTCTATGATAAAAAACTTTATGAGAGTTCTTATTTTTCTTTAGTTAATGAGACTATTTTTACAGAGCCAGATAATAAACAAAAATGGGATACCCAACTCTTTATTACAGAAAAAACTTATAAGCCTTTAATGAATTTTCATCCATTTATTGTTGTGTCTTTACCTTATACACTTCGTTATCTACGGCAACAAGGATTCCAAACCTTTCCAGAAATGTTTGATGAGTATTATGATGTCGTCAAAGATCCTGTAATAAGATTTGAGTATATAATAAAAGAATTAACAAAATGGAAGAACTATTCAGAAGATGAAAAGAACCATAGGTATAACTCAATAAGACCTAAGCTTGCATTCAACAAGTGGCATTTCCTACATAAAAATAAATTAGATCAACTTAAAACCAGGAAGAAGGATATGTTATTATCTTTACATCCATATAAGAACAATGATTAGGTGGGGAATATCAGCAGGGCATCATGACGCAGCCATATCTGTGATCCAAGATAATGAAATTTTATTTGCAGGCCACGCTGAACGTTATAGTGGTATAAAAAATGATAAAAATTTAAATAGAGCTCTTGTACTAGATGCTGCACAACACGGAATGCCTGAAAAAATATACTGGCACGAAAGCCCGTTTTGGAAAAATACAAGACGGTTATATAGTGGACAAAAATGGCAAAAGAATAACGTTAAGGAATTACTTAGAACTTATGGTTTAGATTATTGGACAGTAAAATACACCACACATCACAAATCACATGCAGCAGCAGGTATGTTTACAAGCCCTTATAGCAATGCAATGGTTGTTGTAATAGACGCTATTGGAGAGTGGACGACTACAAGCATATGGAGTGGAGCTTTAGGCAAGTTTTGGAGCACACGCTTTCCTACTTCATTAGGCATGTTTTATTCCGCCATTACAGATAGATGTGAATTAAAGGCAAATGAAGACGAATATATTTTAATGGGAATGGCAGCGTATGGAGATCCAGATAGATATTATGATGATATGAAACCATTGTTACAACAAAATTTATATCATGGTTGTAGATCATTTATGCAAAATATGGACGAATATGACCGTTCCGGTTCGTTATATTTTGATTTTGCAGCAGCAGCACAAAAAATATACGAAGAAGAGTTTAGAAAAATATTAGAGATCTCTAAGAAGTATGACTATTGTGGCAACCTAGTCCTTCAAGGAGGGTGCGCATTAAATTGTGTAGCAAATAATATAGCTTTAGAATATTATGATAATGTATGGATAATGCCTAACCCAGGAGATGCAGGGACATCATTGGGAGCTGTTTTAGCACATACACAGCAGCGCATAGAGTTTACACCTTATTTAGGATACAATATAGAAGGCCCGTATCCAGGACAGCAATTATTAAATGAATTATTAGCAAATAAAATAGTAGGTGTTGCTAATGGAAGGGCAGAGTTTGGTCCAAGGGCATTAGGCAATCGTTCATTATTAGCAGATCCACGTGGACGTGAGATCAAGGATAAAGTTAATCAAATAAAAAGACGTCAAGAGTTTAGACCTTTTGCACCGGTTATAATGGAAGAACATGCAGACGAGTATTTTGAAATGCCATGTAAAGAAGCGCCCTTTATGCAGTATGTAGCAAAATGTAAGGAACCAGAGAAATTTCCTGCTATTGTTCATATTGACGGTACTTCAAGAGTTCAAACAGTTACAAGAAAACAACACCCTGGGTTATATCAGCTATTAGCAGCATTTAAAGATCAAACAGGATGTCCTATGTTACTTAATACGAGTCTTAATATAAAAGGTAAACCAATTGTTAATACTAAAAGAGATGGTCAGGCATTTTCACAAAAATACGGTGTAGAGGTCTTTTGATATATAAATAAAAATATGGACACACAGAAGGCAAAGGTAATTCCATTCAAAAAGAAAGAACCGAAGCCAAAGGTAAAAAAAGGCTATCGGATGGCTTTCTATACTGAACAGGAAATAGATATCGCTTTACTGTGTTTGAATACTTGGGGCTTTAGAGAGTTAAGATATACGCGACCGGTTTTAAAAAGGCTTGATCCATTATATATCAAGGAATGTCTAATACACGGTTATAATTCTGAACTCTTCTCAACTCAAAGTAAAAAGACTATCTACAAGATTATAGATAGTGTTGAAGAAATCGCTGTAGCGGTTCATTAAAGGATAAACAATGCCAACATATACAATAGAAAATACCATCACGGGAGATGTATATGAGGACTTCATGTCCATTTCAGATAAAGAGGCATTGATCGAAGCTAACCCACATTTACGACAAATAATTGGAGCTCCAAACATAGTAGGAGGGACAGGAGACAGAACAAGACCGCCAGAAGGATTCAAACAGGTCTTATCTAAGATAGCAGAAGCTAACCCAACTTCTGGTTTAGCAGACACATATGGTGGCAAAGATAAAAAGTCATCTGCCGTCCGAGACTCATTGAAGCGAGTTAAAAAGAAGCTAGGACCTATATACTCAGACTAAAGGGGGTGATCCACGCCTTGAGCACATATATGATGTTCAAAGATCAATAACTTAGGAGCATGCTTATAAAATAAATCAAAAAGAGTGATCAAATACCCTAAAAAGTGCTTGACTTATGGTCCGTGATAGTGCATAATAGTAGTATAAATTAAATAAGTGAGGACTAAATGAACGAAAAATTAGACAAAAAAATCCAAAAACTGTGTAAAGACATAGTTGACGCACATGATGAAGCACATCCAATATTAGCTGGCAGACTTACTTGCTACCCTAAAAGAGGACGTAAATTCATCAAAATTATCCGCCATGACAACCAACAAAGTGTTTGGGGATTTATTAACTTAGCAGATCTAGAAACTAGATTTGGTAACAAATTCGTAGAAGGTGATATCCTTAAAGCAGCAGGATGGAATGCACCAGCACTTAACAAACCAAGAGGAAATCTCTTAGTAGATGATTATGTTATCCCAGGCAAAGGCCCAGGTAGCATGAGAATGTACGGACCGGATTACTTAATAGGATGAGGTTACACGGCAGTCCAGAAGACAGGGGTTCAGCAGACCGTTATTACGGCCGTAGCAGGAACCCACATTATTATCCCAATGGAACACACACCGTTCCGTTGGTTACATTATTAAACAAAGCTGAAGTTGCAGCTTATAACAGAGCTTACGACGAAGAAACAGATCGTAAGGATTGGGGCGAAGATATATGATTTATCCACTACAAAAACTCTATAAGAGAGATACAAACGGAAACATTCGTGAATGGACAGTTGAATACATGGGTCCAGTTGGAGCAGGTATTAGGACTATTTCAGGAATTAAAGATGGCAACCTAGTTACTTCCAAATGGAAAATGACTGAAGGTAAAAACTTTGGCAAAGCAAATGCCACCACAGCTTTTGAACAAGCTCAGAAAGAAGCCAACGCATTGTGGGACAAAAGAATTGAAAAAGAGTATTTCAGAGACGAAGCAAACGTCGACAGTTACGACAAATTCAAACCACAACTAGCACACGACTACACAAAAAGACCACAGTCAAGTGGTATTAGTCAACCCAAATTAGATGGTATTAGATGTATTGCCAGAAAAAATGGACTATTTACTAGGGCAGGAAAAGAAATTACTACATGTCCTCATATAGAGGTTGCATTAAAAGACTTCTTTCAAGTATATCCAAACATCACTTTAGATGGTGAGCTTTACAACCACAAATTAAAGGCTAATTTTAATAAAATTACAAGCCTTGTTCGTAAAGTAAAACCTAATGAAGAAGAATTATTGGAAACAATGGACTTAGTTGAGTACCATGTTTATGATTGTTTTGATAGTTGGAGTCCTGACAGGACATTTTTAGACAGAATTAGCAATCTACCAGACTTAATACACCACGCTAAAATAGTTCACGTTCCAACCACAGTATGTGAAGACCAAGAAGCTTTAGATAAGTTATACTCAGAATATACTGAAGATGGTTTTGAAGGACAAATGGTTAGAAACGATACTCCTTACGATAACAAAAGAAGTAAGAATTTGTTAAAAAGGAAAGAGTTTATAACTGACGAATTTGACGTTGTTGAAGTATTAGAAGGCAAAGGTAACTGGGCTGGATATGCCAAACATTTTGAACTAGAACTTGGAGATGGTAGAACATTTAGAAGCGGAGTTCGTGGCCAACAAGCAACACTAAAAGATTTATTAGAGCAGGAAGTAAAACCTACGTGGGTTACATGTAGATACTTTGAATTATCCCCAGACGGAGTTCCTAGATTTCCTGTTGTTATTGACTGGGGTAATGGAGTTAGAAATGACTAAAGAAAGACATAAAATCTTAGCTGAAACATCTGGTGGTAGATACACACCTGAAGAAGTTCGAGACCTTGAACTAGGTTTAATTGCGGACGCAGCTGCACAAGAGCAAGAAGAAGAAAATGCTCAAGCAGCAGGGTATTGTTACCATTGTGGTGAGAAGCTAGACGATTGTACAGGATACAAGTGTTGGATACGCTAAATGTATGTTTGCATTTGTAATGCAATAACAGTTGAAGATTTAAAAAAAGACCCAGCACTTAAGAAGTTGCTGGGAACAAAATGTGGGAGATGCATGAGTTTTAATCATATACCCGTCGAAATAGACGAACTAAAAAGAATCAATACAGACAATGGTAGGAGGTATGTTACTCCTACAGGAACTCAATACCCTTCAATCACAACAATCTTATCTCTTAAATCAAAACCAGGCATTGATGCTTGGCGTAAACGTGTGGGAGCAAAAGAAGCAAACAAAATAACACGGATTGCAACAACCCGTGGAACATCAATTCATAAGCTCTGTGAGAATGCTCTCAATAATTTAAATGAAGATGTATCAAAACTTAGTATTTTAGATCAAGAAATGTATTCAAGTTTCCGTCCTTTACTGAACGAAATAGACAATATAAGAGCACTTGAAGCAACCTTGTATTCCGATCATCTAAGACTTGCAGGCCAAGCAGATTGTATCGCAGAATATAGAGGAAGATTATCTGTAATAGATTTTAAAACATCTAAGAAAAAGAAAGAGAAATGGATGTGTGAAAACATGTTCATACAATGTTCAGCCTATGCCATTATGTTTGAAGAAAGAACAGGGATCCCTGTAGATCAAACGGTTATTTTAATGGCTCAAGAAGATGAAGGCCCAGTGGTTTTTGTTGAAAAGAGAGACAACTATGTATCTAAGTTAATGGAAGCCAGGGATAAATACGAGGTACATGAAACAGTTTATTGAACATCATCAGCATAACACCCGTGAGGGAAAGACAAAAATATTCCACAAGCTTCTTAACGGTGAGTGGGCAGAAGATGATGTTACAATATTAAATCCATATGAAATGGAATTCTACAGTGGCCTCACTTTTGATTATAGTAAAATAAAAGCAAAGACATATAGAGAATTAAATAGCGGGGCTTGTAATACAAGATATCCAGACTTAAAACCAGGCCATGAAATTATACAGTGGCCTCTTTTTTGGTTATTCCAAACATTTTCCCTGGAAGAAAATAGTATCAGAATGCCTGATCATTATCCTTCGAAATTATTTTGTTCAATGAACGGCCGGATAAGACCACACAGAGACGCCCTCTGGGGACAACTGGCTCACAAGCAAATATTAAATTTGTATTGTTCTTATATAGGTAAAGGGGTGACCATTGATCTTGCAGAGATAGAAGACATCTCAGACGCCGACACTATTAGATCACATTCCTTTCCACCTTTTTACAAAGACATTTTAATAGATCTTGTATGTGAAACACACACTAGCAATCTGTTCTTTACTGAGAAAACTTGGAAGCCTTTTTTAGCTGAAAGAATTCCTTTACTTATTACTGCTCCAGGAGCATACAAAAAATTAAAAGATTGGGGGTTTGAAGACTATACAGAAATATTTGATTATAGTTTTGATACTCTACTTAATCTTGAAGACCGTATTGAGGCTATTGTAGATCAATTAGCTGTTAGGCTAGAGGTTGATGATCCTAAACAACTCTATCAATTGACTAAAGAAAAAAGAGAACATAATAGAGAGAATTGTTTGAAGTTAATAAAAGAAGGAATCGCTCCCGAATTGGCCTTTGAGGATAAAGTTTGTTTAAATGCCCTTAGACGCGCTAAAGAACGCATTTAAAAAAAAGCCTGAACACACTCGAGAATATATCCAGGCTCCTATTATTTCTAGCTAGTTTATTCTTTCAGCTCTCCTGTTGGAAAGTCTGGTTGTTCCACCCCACTCGCTAATGCATCAGTTTCCTCGTCAACCTTCTCAGCGGCTTCTTGTACGACCCCTGCTGTAGTATCTACGATAAACGTGCCTGTATCAACGACATCTTCAGCCACTGCTGATACGATGTTTGCTGCTCCCTTTACAGTAGTATCAATTGCTGTTGAAGCAACGTCTCTTACTGTATCAATGGCCGCTCCAACTGAAGCACAACCACTGGCAGTTATTGTGAGGAAAAGAAAAACAGCTGTTATTATTCTTTTCATTTTTTCTCCCTGTGGCAATAAACTATCTGCCACTCAATTATTTATACGAAATAGAACTTGGAAAGGGTATTTTTTTTAGTGTGGGCGGAAGAGTGTTCCGTTTTCGGCGTGATATAATATATCATACATGACTTCAATTGAATGTACGGCAAGCATTATTGCTAATAAAAGGGCACATATCTTAAGCCACTTAATCATATGTTTCATATATATTATTTATGTTTGGAAAAGCAGACGAATAAAGAAAAGGGTAATCCTAAGATCCCCCTGTTTTGATATTTATGAGCTTATAACCGCTCCCAATAGCCAACCGCAAAAGAAAAATGCCGCTGCCCATCCAGGATATTGTTTACAAAACTCCCATATTTGTTGTATGAACATTACTATCCTTGGGCTTATATTGTATTTATACACACAGACATTTTGGTACTCTGGAGCTTGATTATTGCCTCAGACTAGTCTATAATATACAGTATAAATAATAGTTAATAAAGGAGGCAAAGACTATGAGTAAATGGCCATTGTTACCAATATTATTTTTTGGAATGTTACTAGGTTTTTTCACGAGTTCTGTTAAAGCAAACTCTGTTGAAGAAGTCTTATGTTTGGCAGAGAATATATATTTTGAAGCTAGGAGTGAATCAACTGCAGGACAAATTGCAGTAGCCCTAGTAACACTCAATAGAGTGGATCACCACAAATTCCCTGACACGGTTTGTGGTGTTGTTAAACAGACCAAATACTATCCTAGTGGTAGAATTGATCTGCATTCGTGTCAATTTAGCTGGTATTGTGATGGCAAGTCAGATGCAATAACTGAAGATTGTTTTGATGATATATTATTATTAGCATCTGTAATGTTAGGTTGGAGCGCAACAGATGTAACTGACGGCGCTTTGTGGTATCACAGTAAAAAGGTCAAACCCGATTGGGCAGACCATTATGTTCAAACGGTTAGTATAGATAACCATATCTTCTATAAACCTCTTGATTAATAGTTCTAAAGAAACTATAATTATACTATGTTAACGGATATGCCTAATATTATAGTTACAGGTGGTTGCGGATTTATTGGATCACATCTTGTAGCAAACTTACTTGAACAAGGATTCTTTGTTACAGTAATAGACGACAATAGAAGTGGCGACATATATTTTAAGCACGACAACGTCGAGTATCATAAACAAGAAGTATCAACCTTTAATCCACATCACGCAACAATAGAACCACCTTCTTGTATATTTCATTTAGCAAATAGTCCAAGGGTAAGGCGTTCTTTAGAATATCCATCAGAAACAATAACGAATAATATCGCTACAACTACAGTGGTGGCTGACTGGGCTAGAATATTTAATTGTAAATTATTTTTTGCTACTTCATCTAGTACGCAATATGTTGAAGCCCAAGAAAATCCCTACACGTTTAGCAAAATAATGTGTGAACAGCTGTTATATTTGTATAGGAGATTATATTCTTTAGATTATGTTTTGATGTATTTTTATAATGTATATGGACCTGGCGAGGCTGACTATGGAGAATATAGTACAGTCGTTAGGAAATTTAAACAAGACTACTTAAAAGGCGACGCGTTGACAATTTATGGAACAGGGAAAAAGGAAAGAGACTTTACCCATGTTCATGATGTGGTACAAGGAATGCTACAGCTTATGGCTGATCCAGATGTTCCTGGTGTAGCCCATTTTGGAAGGGGTGACCCTAAAACAATCTCATCTATTGCAGCAAGTTTTAGCCATCCTGTGGTACATACATTTGATAGAAAGGGAGAAGCAAAGCGCACCTATTGCATGCAACCTTATATAGAATGCCCTAATGATGTCCACGATTATATTAAACAATGGGTGAAGGAGAATAAAAGTGGTACCAAGAGTAGTCGTAGACAACACGATAAAAATGACTGAAGAAAAAGTTAGTGATGTCTTTCTCGTTACAAAGGAGTTTCATACCTCTACGGAGTTTTCACAATATATCGAAAAGATGGCGTTCAATACGAACTCGCCATGTATGGATATGGTTGTGGATTACTGCGAGAAGAGAACAATTGAAATTGAAAGTATTAGTAAGTTCTTAACAGCTTCTATCAAAGCAAAGATAAAAGAAGAAGCGTTAGATCTAAATTTACTTAAAGAAAAGAGAAAGAATATCTTACCTATATGAAGAGCGAAAAAGAGAGATGGGACTATTATTTAGAATGGTCTTATAAAGAATTCTTTTCTTCTATAACAAAAGAAGACAGCGTTTTGGAATTAGGGCCTGCAGTAGGCTATCATACAAAATTAATCCTAAGACAAGATCCTAAGATTTTGCATTTGGTTGAGCCAGATGAATACTCTTCAAACAAACTAAAAAAAGACTGGATACCGTCTTGTGGAATGGAGCTCTATAATAAAACATACGAAGAATTTTATAACCAAGGCAGCCCAATCTATGATGTTGTCGTATGTTGTGGTTTGTTATATCATTTACTAGCTCCATTACATTTATTAGAAATGATAGTTAATTATTCTAAACCTAAAAAAATTATTATATCAAATATAGCCGTTGATGAAGATGGAGTATCTCCATATGAATATGAGAATAAAGTTTTAGGCAGATCAACAACTATGAATAACCCTATTAAATATTGGCACAAACTATCTGCTCGAACAGTTAAAGAAGTATTAGAAAGTGTGGGCTATAAGTGTGTCAAAGAAAGAGATACAAAAGTAGTATGGCCTAAGTATGTTTATTATTGGCAGGAATATAGTGGACCCGTTTGACGTTTATAAAATTTATTTAGCTCTCAAGTTACATTTTACAACAGAGTCTTATGACGTAACTAAGTACAAATACGCAGCTAAAGGAAAAAGAGAAACATTTTTAAAACGTAAGGACTTACCTGTCCTTCGTAAGTTGGCTAGGGATTTTAGAAGGCAAGAAATAATAGAGATCCTTGTTGCTAATTTTGTATCAGGCGATCGTTGGGGAGGTATGTTTGATGTTGAAGCAATGGAAACATATAAGAAGTGGAAAGCTAATAAAGAAAGACTAGCATATACATTTGAACAAGATTTAAATACCATTCAATTTGAAATGGAAAAGAATAATATAGAAGATGCTACATTAGGTGAACAGCATCCTCTAATATTGAGATTGTTATTAGGTAGAATAATAACACTTGAAACCGTTGTTATATTAAACAAGGGATTAGATTTTATTGATGATTATAACAACGATTTGATATTAAAAGATACATGTTTATTGGTAAAAAAGTATAGTCCGTTTGTAACGAAAAATACCAAAACACTATTAAATAAGCATCAAACTCTTATAAATATAATTGCTAGGACTAGAAATAGTTCTAATACAACAAATATAACGTAATACAACGCAATACAAAGGAGAACAATATGACGTTTAATACACTTTCAGACCTCAGAAAACAAAGAGGTAACTTCGACAACTTAATGAAGGAAGTCGAAAAAATATCAAATCCCCAATCTTTTAAAAAACAAGATGAGCGGGAATGGAAACCAACAGTAGACAAGGCAGGTAACGGTTACGCCGTTATTAGGTTCTTGCCTGCACCTCAAGGCGAAGATATGCCGTGGGTTAGACTTTGGAATCATGGATTCCAAGGACCAACAGGCAAATGGTATATCGAAAATTCACTTACAACTTTAAACAAACAAGATCCCGCTTCTGAATTGAATTCAGAACTTTGGAACTCTGGTGTTGAATCAAATAAGGATATTGCTCGTAAGCAAAAGAGGCGCCTTAATTATTGGGCTAACATTCTAGTCGTTGAAGACAAATCCAATCCGGACACAGTAGGTAATGTATATTACTACAAGTTTGGCAAGAAGATCTTTGACAAGATTAAAGATGTTATGCAACCACAATTTGAAGACGAAAACCCAGTCAATCCTTTTGACTTTTGGGAAGGAGCGAACTTCAAATTAAAGATTCGACAGGTAGAAGGCTATCGTAATTATGATAAGAGTGAATTTGATAAAGCCACACCTATTGATAGTAGTGAAGAGAAAATTGAAGAAGTCTGGGGATCTCAACATTCTTTACAAGAGAAAGTTGGACCCGGCGAATTCAAGACTTATGAAGAACTTAAAGCTAAATTAGATTTAGTTCTTTCGGGTGGTCCTAAAGTCGCAACGGCTGAGCAGATCTCTCAAACTACAAATGATGCAGCGGACGACCATTTTATGGAAACAGTGAAAAGCGTTCAAGCAGCACCAGCACCTTCAACCAATAATGACGACGAAGATGAAACTTTGTCTTATTTTAAATCCCTGGCTGAAGACTAAACTTTCAAAGTTTTGGAGCCCTCTTAGGAGGGCTTCTTTTTGCCTATAAATAGTGATATGAAGTTTAGTGATTGGACAGTTATACGGGTTACAATATTGTTTATTATAACCATACTAGGTGTTCCTTATGCGATAGTTACATTACCTATATGGCAAATTATATTAGGTTTTATAATGGCAATCTTAATCGCAAGGATTGGCAACATAGGATATCATCGTTGGTTAACACATAATCAATTTACACCTTCACTTTTTGGAAGAGAGTTAATGCTTTCTTGTATGACCTTATCTGGGTTAACGCCCCCAGGGCATTATGTGCATGCACACTTGAACCACCATAAATATAGTGACATAAAAGGAGATCCTCATAACCCTAAGGAAATAGGACTTGTAAGATTCTTCTTTGGCCAGTATGAGTCTCCTCGGCCTATCTTTATGAGGAATTACGCTACGAATAAAGATGCCGTTTACTTGACAAAACATTATTGGAACCTATACATAGTAACAGTAATAATATTAGGCCTAATCAGTCCTTGGTTGATAGTGTGGTTAGCATTTATGTTTAGCTGGAGCTGGATACTTACAATGCACTTAAATTGGAACGGACACAAAGAAGGTAAACCAACAAACTTAGGCTGGATATCTAACATATTTTTAGGAGGAGAGGATTACCACAAGAACCATCATGACAACCCAAGTAAATTAATTATGGGGCCAAAAGATGTTTCAGGTAAATATATAATCCCTTTATTACAATGATACATAGATTTGATTTTGGAGCAAACAGAGGACGTCTTTTAAAAGAGTTACAAAGCGAAGACTTTATGCCTTTTGTTGATCCCAAAACAAAAATTCAATTAGACTTTTTATCGATCCAGTTTACAAAGAAAAGATATGCAAATCTAATAGCAGATATTTTTAGAAATGTTTTAGGTCTTGGCCATTTGGACGCACGACCAATATTTTATATACAAAAAGCTGGTTATCGTTTTCCTTTTCATCAAGACAGAAAGACAGAATGTGCTGTTAATATTTTATTAGATGAAAGTCCGGATCCAATAACCTTTCGTATGGAACCACATAATAATAATATGGAAGGAATAGACTCAGACATTGATGAGTATTATGAAACTGCACTAATAAATACACAACATTGGCATGGCGTAAGACCCCCAACAACTACAAGACACCTTTTTAAGGTATCAATATTTGATAAAACTTATGACGAATGTTTAGAGCTAATAAAGGAAAGATATGATTGAGTTATTTTCAACAATGTTATATTGGGAAAAAGATATAGCGGTACACTTACAAGAAAGACTCGTTACATCTATTACAAAGTTATATAATGACAAAGCATACTATTTAGATGGCCAACCTCTAAAAGGAAGACAGTGGAGAAAGCTAGGAGGAGTATATGATAGTGAAGGAAATCATTCTGTTGATAAAGGTTTAGATTCAATGGATGGTGTTGATGGTTGGTTAGAGTTAAAAGAAATTTGTACGAAACATGCCCTTTCCTATTTTAAAGAACTAACAGATTATAGATGGATAGAGCAGTTAGAAGAAACTTGGCCAGTACAAGCATGGTATAGTGTCTTTGATGAACAGGATAACTATCCTTGGCATCATCATGCGCAGTATTGTTTGGTGGCCACGTATTATGTACAACACACAGAACAACATTCTCCAATCGCTCTTAGATCACCGTTAAACAGTTTAATAACAAACACTATACCAGGAACTTCTAAGGTTCCAGGTGAGCATGTATTAGAACCTAAGACAGGAGACTTAATGATCTGGCCTGGCTGGTTAGAGCACGAAGTACCTGGAGCAGACTCTTACATATATAAGAAAGATGATTCAACAGGACGCAACAAAAGCTATCCCGATCCGGATAATGATAAATACGAGAAACTAAGGATTAGTATTACAATGTGTTTTCTCAAACCCGACATAATGTTAGGATATAAAAATGAATATAAA